ATTAGCGCCGGAAAAGGATACACAGCATCATGAGCGAAATAGAACGAACAGCAGAAGAAAAGGCACAAATGTACAGCGCAATGCTTGGCAGCGTTAGCGTTATCACCAATGCTCTTAGCGCAGCCAATGAGTTTTGCAAAGACATGACAGACGAAGAACTTAAAGAGCGCGTCATGCGTAGCTCTGGTTATCTGTCCGCAGGTGTAGCTCTTGACGATTGGGGCAGCGAAGACATGTCTACAATTAATGCTGCTATTACAGCCGCTGAATCTGCCTAGTTATTAAAAAGCATGGAAGCACTAGACCTTGTAAACACGATGTGGCCGATAGCAGTGGGCTTTGTTACGTTGGTCATAGTGCTGGCTAAGATGCATGGCGACATAGAGACTATCAAAGAAAAGGTAAAGCTGCTCTTTGAGCTATGGAATAAGAAAGACTAATGATTGCTGAAATAGCTACAGTTATATCGGTTGTCAAAGGGTTAAATGATGCGATAGGCGCTTTAAAAGAAGCTGGCGGACATGCTAGTGATATATCCAGCGTCATGGAACGGTATAGCAAAGCTAACGAAACCATCCAAGATGTAGAAAGTAAATATGTTGGTAAGCTGTCTGTGAAAGAATCGTTACAGATAACGATGGCTAAGCGGCAGTTGAAAATGTTTAACCAGCAGCTCAAGGATCAATTCACGATGGCGGGCTTAGGCTCTGACTATAAAGAAATGATGAACAGGGTTGAAGAAAGTCGATTGGAACATGAAAAGCAAATAAGGATAGCGTTGATTCGCAGGCGTAAAAACATTGCCTTTGCTAAGCAACTTGGCGTTGCGTTCACGGCAGGAATTATCGGGTTTGGCGTTATACTTGGCACTATTATTTTGTTGTTTAAGAAGTAACAAAAAACACAAGACAAGATGAAACTTGTTAAAAATAATGGCAGAATGGTTAGACTTTAAAATAAACCTAGGAGAAGTTATGACCGAACAAGCAGAAATACAAGAAGCAACCTTAACTATTGATGATCAAGAATATAAGGTAAACGATCTTGGAGATGACTCTAAGACTCATTATGTTGAGGTAATTAATCTTCGCAATCAAGTTAGTCAGTTGCACAATCAAATAAATGCAGCTCAACAACAAGCTTTAAATTTACAAGTTGCTCTTGGGTTTCGCGAAAATGCTTTGCGCGAATCAATAAAGGTAATTGAAAAAGATGAAATAGAATCGGAAGCAAGCTAATGGCTCAGACTCATGCTAGCAAAGCGTTGCAGAAAATAGAACTTCATGAACGTGAATGCGTTTTGCGGTATGACTCAATCCATGAAAGACTTGATTCTGGAAGCAAAAGATTTGATAAGTTAGAAAATATGATTTGGGGAATATACCCTGTAATGATAGCTTCTCTTGTTGCTATTGTTGGCTTGGTGTTAGCTAAATGAATCTTAAAGCTATTAAAGGACTGATTGGTGCAGTAGCTCCTACTATTGGGCAAGCCTTAGGCGGGCCTTTAGGCGGGGCAGCAGCTCAAACAATTGCTAGTGTTCTTGGCTGCAAGCCTGATGAAAAAAGTATTGTTCATGCAGTGCAGGCAGCAACGCCAGAGCAACTTGCCGAGCTTAAAAAAGCCGAGCTTGATTTTCAAGTGCAGATGAAAAAACTAGATGTAGATGTTTTTGCGCTAGAAACAGAAGACATTCAGCATGCTAGGTCTGCCTTTAAAGGAGATTGGACTCCAAAGTTTATTGCAGTAGCTTGTGTTTTATTTTTTGGTGGATACATTGCATTGGTTACTTTGCAAGATCCTGCTGCAAATGATGACGGCATCGTTAATCTTGTACTGGGTTATTTGGGAGGTATCGTTTCATCGATCATTAGCTTTTATTATGGCGCGTCACATAAGCATGAAAAATGAATAGATTGATAGAAATGCTCAGAAGGCATGAGGGCGTTAGGGACAAGGTCTACATGTGTTCCGCCGGATACGAAACAATTGGTGTTGGCAGAAACATATCTGAATCTGGGCTTGGTCTTTCAGATGATGAAATAGATTACATGCTAAACAATGACATTAATAGATGCCGGGAAGAGTTGACTACAGAATACTTTTGGTTCAACACTTTAGATGTGGTAAGAAAAGAAGCTCTTATAGATTTGTCATTTAATATTGGGCAAACAAGATTAAGAGGATTTGTTAAAGCATTGGGTTACATGGCTGAAAACAATTTTGAAAAAGCTGGAGAAGAATTTTACGACAGTAGATGGGCAAAGCAAGTTGGAGATAGAGCATTAGAGCTTTGTCAAATGATTAAATCTGGTGAGTACCAAGAGAGGTAATATGTCGATGTTTCCGGGAGATATTAGTTCCGTTTTTTTAAGCGGTGGAGGAATTGAAGATTACAACCCTATGTCTGACATGACTCCGGGAGCGCCCGGATATCAACGGAGCAGACAAGTGACTCCGGATTACATTAGGGGCGTTCCGTATGGAGGAATGTTTCAAGAGCCCGGAATTAATAACTACAGGCAGAACTTGTTTCAGCGCAGCTCTCAAAATCAAAGATATCAAGAGCCTACCTACGGAATACCTAGGATGCCTCCGGGTATGCCTGATCCTTTTTATCCTCCTAGGCAACCAGCTCCTCGATTTCCTTCTCCCGGCAGAAAAGGTCAGAGAAATGCGCCTCAGCCAACAGGCTACTATCCGCAACCTCGTAGCTCGCCAATATATCCTTCTTTTGGATTTAATAGTCCGGGCAGGAAAGGCAGTCCAATGGGAATGCCTAGCTATCAACAGCCAATGATGCCTCGTGGGTATGGCCAAACCAGCAACTTAACTCAATTTAACCCTTACAGATTTAGCGGATCTAGTGTTCCTTCAAATCTTCAGATGTTCCAGAATCCTCACTATCAACCTTATAATTCTAGCATGTTCAATTCAGGGGCAAGAATGACAAACGCTCCTAGTTCAGCTTCTGTCCCGGCTCCTAATGCGTCTATGCAACCTACACCTCCACCAATGACACCTACTAATGAGCAGTCAGATATTTCTCAAAACATACTAAGAATGTCTACCGGACTTATTGATGAGGACATGCAATATGATTTAAACAATGATGGAAGAATTTCTTCTAGAGATGCTTTGCTTTACACAAGAAATCCGGGCGATTATTCATTTTCTAATGACGCAGACACAATGTATACCTCAGCACCTACAACTGCTATGTCGGCTCCTCCGTCATTATCAAATCAGTATAATCAAACGGGATTTGGCGAAAGCTTTAATAGTCCGGGAAGAAAAGGCAATACGATGCCATCTTTAAATCAGAGTCAACCTTTAATGGGATTTGGTGGCGGATTTAATAGTTCTAGTAATTATCCAAGTCAAGGCAAAGGCATGATGGGCGGAGGGCAAACCGCTTTTCCTAATAAAAACGTATTGTCTTCTTATACAAATCAATGAGAACAAAAAATGCCGTTAACCAAAATACAGTTTGCTCCGGGTGTCAACAAGGAAGGAACTGAGTATTCAGCAGATTCTGGTTGGTTTGACTCTGACAAGATTAGATTTAGAAAAGGTCGCCCAGAAAAAATAGGTGGATGGAGAAAATTTACTGAAGATTATTTCTTAGGAGTTTGTCGGTCAATACATGACTGGGCTTCATTAGAGTCTATTAAGTATATTGGCCTTGGAACTAATCTTAAGTTTTATGTCGCAGAAGGTAGCAGCTTTAATGATGTTACTCCGATTAGATTAACAACGTCAGCCGGGGATGTAACTTTTGCAGCAGTAAATGGTTCTTCTACCTTAACCATTACAGACACCGCGCACGGAGCGGTAGTAAATGATTTTGTTACTTACACAGATGCAGCAACGCTAGGTGGAAACATATCTGCAACCGTATTAAATCAGGAGTATCAAATTGCTTCTGTACCAACAACAAGCACCTATACAATTACAGCTAAAGATGTTGATGGAAATGCAGTCTCTGCAAACTCTAGTGATACAGGAAACGGTGGGTCAAGTACAGTTGGGGCTTATCAAATCAACACAGGGCTAAATACTTTTATTAGCGGTACTGGTTGGGGTGCTGGTACATGGGGCTTTGGTACATGGGGAAGCTCTAGCGCAGTATCTTCTGCTGGTCAGCTTAGGCTGTGGAGTCAAGATAATTTTGGTGAAGATTTACTGTTCAATATTAGAGGTGGCGGTCTTTATTATTGGGATGAATCTAGTGGAACAGGTGCTAGAGCTGTAAATATTACTAGTCTTGGCGGAGCATCTAATGTTCCTACAGTTGCCTTGCAAGTCATGGTGTCTGATACAGATCAACATGTAATAGCTTTTGGCGTAAACCCTATTGGTTCATCTAATATAGATCCTCTTTTTATTAGGTTTTCAGATCAAGAAAATGTTGCCGATTGGACTCCAACTGCAACTAATTCAGCGGGCGGTGTAAGAATAAACTCTGGCTCTTTAATTGTTGGCGCGGTTCAAACTAGACAAGAAATATTAATATGGACAGATGTTAGCCTTCACTCTATGAGGTTTGTCGGCGCTCCATTTATATTTGAATTTACAAGAGTTAGCTCTGACGTTTCTATGATTTCCCCTAACGCTGCTGTGAATGCAAGGGGATCTGTTTACTTTATGGACAGAAAAAACTTTTACGTTTACAACGGGTCTGTGCAGCCATTACCTTGTTCAGTAAAAGACTTTGTGTTTTCTAACTTAAATCAAGATCAGGCATATAAAGTTTTTGCTGCAGAAAACAATGACTACAATGAGGTCACTTGGTTTTATCCTGTAGGGTCTGATGATACAGAGATAACAAATTACGTTACTTATAATTACTCTGAAAACTTGTGGTCAGTCGGAACTTTATCAAGAGGCGCTTGGGCTGGAGGGACAACTAGGCAATATCCTTTGGCAACAACTGCGATTGATGGAGGCAACAATTATCTTTATGAGCAGGAAGTTGGTTACGATGCTGATGGAGAAGCTATGACTGCGTACATAGAGTCTGGCGATTTAGAAATGGCCGAGGGTGAATACCTTATGTTTATGAGCAGAATAATTCCTGACTTTACATTTAATGGTGATCAGTCAGATGCGTCTGCTAATATAGTTATAAAAGGCAGCGACTTCCCATTAGAAACTGCAACAACTCTGTCTACCTCTGTTGTTACCCCTAGCAGCACTCAGTCTTATGTAAGGAATAGAGCAAGGCATTCTATTGTTAGAGTTGAAAGTACAGGCTCAGGTTATGGATGGAGACTTGGAGACTTAAGATTTGACATGCAACCAGACGGGAGAAGGTAATGGCTTCTAGAAGAACGGTTCCTCTTCCTGTTCCAACTGAAGAGTATGTTAGAGAAAATGAGGCAATAACAAGAAGAACAATTGAGTTTGCTTTTCAAACTTTAGAAAACGATGTTGAGCTAGCAAAAACGCAAGGCGATAAAACCGGATCTTTAGCGGTAAGAAGGTTTCAATTCTTACTAATGGGGGCATCTTGACAGACGTAATTGCAGTATTAGGTCAATTAGCTCCTAGCGCAACAACAACGACAACGTTGTATACTGCTCCTAATCTAAATCAGACAACGATTAGCTCTTTAGTTATATGCAATAGAAGCGGCTCGGCACAAACATTTAGAGTGTCTGTTCATGTAGCAGGAGCCTCTGCAGACAACAAACAATATTTATTTTACGATCAATCCTTAGCAGGTAATACGACACAAACAGTGGTTATTGGTATGTGTCTTAATCAAACGGACGTTGTAAAGGTTTACGCAAGTTCTGCTGACTTATCTTTCAATTTGTTCGGAGTGGAGACTAGTTAATATGTATCAAAATCAACCGCCTTTACAGGCAAGAGCCGAGGATATGGCTCGCTATGGTCGTTATGGCGACAGTATGCTAGTTCACATGAACCCTGCAGAAGTGCAAGGGATAGCAGCTTTGTCTCCAACAGGAAAGCTAACAATTAATCCTGTAACGGGACAGCCAGAAGCCTTCTTGCCATTTTTAGCACCAATATTAGGTAGCATGTTTGGATCTTCGTTGCTTGCTGGATCAACTTTAGGCGGCATATTAGGTGGAGCTGGATTAAGTTCTGCGGCAGCAGGTGCTATTGGCTCAGGCCTTGCTACTACTGCTGTAACAGGGGATCTTAAGAAAGGATTAATTTCTGGCATTACTGGTTTTGGTTTGGGTCAAGCTTTAGGTGCTGCGGGAGATGCATTAAACCCAGAAATTGCTGGCACTACAGCAGCTTTAGGAGATGCATCAACAGCTGCTGCAGAAGCGGGCAAAAACCTCGCATTAACAGCAGCGGAAACTGCAGACCCGATAGCTGAAGCAATAAAGAATGCAAGTAGTCAGGCAACAGATCCTATTACGGGTGAGTTAGTAAACCGAGCATTTTCTCCCGGCCCAATTATTGACAATATTAATTTAACAGCGGCTAATCCTTCATTAAGTCAGGCTCAAATGGCTATGGCAAATCCGATGCAAACTTTAACTAGTGCAGAAGGGGTTAGGAATGCGGCAAACGCCAACATGGCAAATTTGTCAGGTCAAATAGATTCTCTTAGAGGCGCTCAAACTGCAGGGGATAGGTTTCTTGCTCCGTTTAAACAACCCGGAGCTTTTGGTAAGGCTTTAATGAAGCCAGCTAACTTAGCCGCTGTTGGGGTTGGAGAAGGAAAAAGAGCAGAAATTGAAGCAAGAGAGTTTGCCGAAGAAGACAACAAAAGATTTGAACGAGATCGTGAGGCTGAGTATCAAAGGGCTCTTGGCAATATGAGTGGTGCTTACGATCAGTTAGAAAGTGATTACGCTTATAAAGACTACCAAATTCCAAGATATTCAATGGGCGGTGTGACCTCGATAGACCCTAACCATTACGCAGAAAGTGTTAAAGGATTGCAGCAATTAGCTGGCGGCGCTGTTCAAATGTTTAATGGTGGCGAAATATTTAATAACTTAAACCTTGGTAACTCTGGCCCAGTCGGAAGTTTTGGATCTGCACAAAGACAATCTGGAATTAGAGGCCCAAAAGCTATTTCTTCAGCAGAGCTTCAAGGAACTCGCCCCGGCTTTGATGCTGAGATAAATTATTTTCCAAAAAGAACTCCAGAAAGCGCAGAAGATATTACTTTAGAGCCTACTGGAGATTCTAATTATGGCGTTGATTTGTCTGGTGTTGATTTTTCTAACTTAGATCTTTCTCAGCTTGGTCTTGGTGGATTTAATCAACAAATTAGTGATTACTTTTTTACCCCAGAAGGCAATGCAACAGTCGGATCTATTGATCAAGTATTAAACAATCAAGAAGCTTCCGCCCAATTACCAGTGAATCCTGAGTATAATTACAATGTTTCTGAAGGCATAGGGAATGAGCCTTCAATTAATTACGATGACATCTTGGCTGAAACAACAAGAACTGTGGGTAATAATACTCCTCCACCTGTTGC